CGTTCGGTGTATGCAACCGGGCTTTCATAATTCAAAAGGTTTTGTAAACCGCAATAGGGAACACAAATAATTGTGTTGTAATTCGCCTTGATTGCCTTTTGTGTTGTCTTGAATTTCATTTTCTTTACCTCCTCAATAATTCGCGGCGCGTCTTGCGTACATTGCTTTTAGACTTTCGGCGGGGGTCATATCCGCGCCGCCGTGGGGCTTTTCCTCCACCGGGAGCGCGTCCCACCACTTTTTACCGCCGCCCGAAATGCCGAACATTTCAATAAATGCGTTGATATGGCGCATTGTGGTTGCGCTGTACCCCTCCCACATTCGGACAAATTCGCCGCTTTTATCAATCTTGCAAACGGTAGTATCATAGGATTGTAAAAGCGTTTCCCCGTCCTTTTCAATAACTTTCGCTTTCCCGTAAAAGGATTTTGCGCGGTCATAGCCGCCCGGCGTCAATTCGTAAATTCGCATTTTGTAAACCTCATATAATCTGTTTTGTGTTGTTTGTTGTCCTGTTGTGATTATAGTATAATTCAGCTTTTCCGAATTGTCAACCCTTTTTTCAATATTTTTTATCTTTTTCGGATTATTTCAAATCCTACTTATTATATAGCGAAATTCACCCCGCGCCGCCGTCCGGCAATGGGGCATTTTGCTTTATTGCAGTAAAGTGTTAATAGGAGCGGGGCAAAATCCCTACAAATCCGTAAAAAATCCGCGCAAAAAGACCGCCCAACGGTGGCGGCAGGTGAGCCGCGCTCCCGCTTGGGCGGTCTGCGTGATAGTCGATAGTCGAAAGTCGTTTGAGAGTCGAGAGTTGTTAGTCGCTCTGAGAGTCGCTGTCAGAGTCGATGAGATAACGCTGTCGAATGTCCTCTGCGTCATAGTCGGAGTCGTTCTGCTGATTGGGAGTCAGCACATATTCGGTCTTGTCTTGATAGCCGTAGTTGTTCTTGCCGAGGAAGATACCCGAAACAGGGTTAATTTTGCCACTGTTCATGTAGGTTTCCCACATATTTTCCAACATTTTATACGCCTTTTTAATGGAGTCGGCTACCTCTCGCGGCAATGCTGTCTTATATCCGGCACTTCCAGTCGGTCTATCATGTGCAATAGCCGTCAATGTCTGTCTGCTCATTCCGTTCAGTGCAATAGCCATTCCTGCAACAGTCGGCTTCAAGTCAGCTTTCTCATACAACGCAAAATATTCAACCAATCTCTGAGTGACTGCATTTACATCATTCATATCAATATCCTGCATATTAAACAATGCTATATTGATACTCATAATCTTCGTATTATCTCCCGCTTCGAGCATAAGCCCGTTATCACCAATGACAGGGGAGTTTCCACCACGGGGCTTTTTCTTAATCACCTGCACATCTTTCTCCGTCTTTTTCTCTGCCATTTTCCAATGCACCTCCGTAAAGTCGTATAATCGCACGAGAGTCCTCTTTCCAAGTCAGAGAGTCCTCTTTTCTTCTTATTCTTCTTGCAAGTAAGTAGTTAAAGTAGTTAAAAATCGGGTTTTGCGTGTAACTTCTTATAGTAGGGATTTTCCTATATAGAGGAAGTTACACGCAAAAGCTAAAAAACAACTACTTTTACTACTTCAACTTAGCCGTTTTAATCCGATACAGACTGTTTTTCAATCCGATTAAGACAAGCCCCTAAAAAGGTCGTTATCCGATTAGGATTAGTTTTTCGGAGACTCTTTCAATCTCGTCTGCAAAACGAAAAGTCGAAAAGATTATTTTCCAATCTTATTCGGATTAGTCTCCTAATGTCATTTAGGATTATTTTTCAATCCTTTTCGGATAATCGAGCTTTTTCATTTTCGAGTAGAAAAGCCACGAGCATTTGAGACTTCATTTTCCAACTCGCAATCCACGACAGGAGCGTTCCGTCCAGTATGTGAGAAACGATTTCGTTCGGATTTATGTCCTCAAGCATACCTGCAAGTTCATTCAGAATTTTCATTTCCATCGGTCTCACCGCCTTTCACAAAATGAAAAACAATGTCATACCCGCCATCTGTCTCCACCACATCATACGAGTGTGCTTCGTCCAGTACATAACCACTCTCAATAGGAACTTCACGGTTGTAGGGGTCAAAGTTGTAGGAGCTGTTGCGGTACTCCATTCGTGGGTAAGTTGGGCTGATGTCTCGTCCTGCTGAACAGGCGGTCGTACCAAGCAATACCACCAAGCAGAGGACAAGAACGCCGCATTTTCTCATTTCCATGCGTAACCCTCCTCACAGTCATAGTCGATAACTCGCTTGACCTCTACCGTTTTGAGGACTACAATGCGATAGTCTTTCCCGCACCTGCGACTATTGTAGTCAGCCACAGCGTATCTCAAATCGGAGTAGGTACGCATTTCATTGAAGCTCGTTCGCTGTCGGGGAGGATTATAGCGGTAGTCCGTGCCGTACAGGAATTTACCTGTCTTCTGATTCTGTATTGCAAACATTTTCGTGTTGTCCCTCCCTAACAGGCGCGAATACTGCGGGGTTATCCAGTATCACCATGTGAAGCACATTTGCAAGCTCGTCAACCTTTTTCTCATCGTGTTCGGTATAACCAAGATGGTCGAGCATACCGTGAACCATTTCGTGAAGAAAGTCGGCTTCCATTTTCGCCTGTGCGTTCGGACAGATACGGATAACCAAGTCGGTGTAGGAGATTTCGCCGGAGTAGTTCACATTACCCAAGTCGAGCTTGTTCGTGATTTCTACACCATAGACCTTTGCACCGATTTTCAGCTTTTCGGGTATCGTCATTTCCTGTACCTCTTTTCTGCGGACTGAATCCGCTCGTAGATGTCCTCAAGGGACTCCGTAACCACGATATAATCCTCCTCGCCGCCAGTAAAACAGACGGTATTTCTACCCTGTACGCAGGTGACAGCGGTGACGAGGTTGAGATTTACAAGCACCTGTCCGATAGTCGGGTTTGTAAGCCAAATGAACATTATTACACCTCCTCAATTATCCACATTCAGAATGATACACGGCTTCCAGTATGGGTCATATTCGGCAACCGTTTTCTTCACAAGAGCGTCAAATTCCTCATCGGTGTAATCACCATCGACAAGAGAGTCCGCAACAGTTTCCTCGAACTCGTCCCTGTCGGTGTAGCACATACAGTCGTTGACCGTTTGAGCGCAATCAAGGAACTCACCCTTATATGCCTTGATGTAACTACAACTCGTATAGGAGTAATCCCCGCTGTTCGCTTCCTCACCCGCAAAGACGAGGAGCGGGAGGGCGGGGTTCTCGCGGATAAGCTAACGCAGTTCATCAGCAGAATGGAGTAGCCCGGTAGGGTGGCGTTCATCGTTTGTCATTCTAATCTCTCCTTATCATCTCTCGCACCCACAAGGGCGGCGAGTTCATTCATAAATTCATTTGCGCGGTCGGTGTCGATAAAAGAGCCGTACACCGTACAGGTGTTGCCTTTTTCTACACAAAGACAGGGCTTTTTCCTGTCGGGGAAGCGGTATGCACCGATTTTCACGCTACCGTCCGCGGTCAATACTCTTGACATTATTTGACCTCCTTTAGCGCGGCGGCAAGGCGTAAGCAAATTCCCACATGGTACGCAACGCACCCCTCACCAATGCACGGGTAAAAACACTGTGAGACGAAATCACCCTGTCCCCTTAAAATCGCCTTATGCTCATCGGTATATACTCTGTACGGGCAGGACTTAAAGCGTCCTTTCTCGTCCAAGCAAGAAGCGTTCATTTATACTACCTCCTTGAGCTTCAAGCCCCAATAAATCATAAATCCACTGGAAGTCGATTTGCGGTCAAACCATTCGGGGTGACGCTCCATTTCAGAATTGAACTTCCGCGCGGACAGCACATACGCGCCCTCAGACTTCGCCCACAGTTTGAACGCGGTATAGAGGTCTTTCGCCTTGATGAGAGTACGCTTGTTTTTCTCACCGTAGGGATTATTTTCTTCTTCGGGGACACGCACACAGCGGTTTTCGAGGAACTGCAATACAAGGTCGTTATCCCGCTCGTATCGCTCAACAACCTCTGACAAGCTCTTAGACATTGTAAGACCGTTTTCCTTGTACTTGATGTAACCGCGCACGAGCCACATGAAAATGCCGCTCATAGCGTCAAGGGAGGTCAGTTCGTCCTTGAGGTGAGTGTCCTGCTCAGACGGAGAAAAATGCCTGTTGAACTCAATCACCTTGATACGCTGAGACGCGAACAGGGATTTGTCTGTTACCATCGGCAGGTCGTTACAGGAGAGCCACAAGGTAAATTGAGGACGGTATGTGATAGCTGTCTGATAGAGCGCACGAGCGGAGATTTCTTCACCGCCTGTAAGCTGTTTGATTTTCTCCTCGTCCAGTTTGCCGTACTCATTGCTCTCACTCATCGTGACAAACCGCTTGCCCTTGAGTCCGGCAAGGGTAGGGGACGCGGCTTCCGCGTCTTTCTGCCTGTCACCACGGCAAATCATACCGACAGGAGCGACTTTTGCATAATCCCCAAGCATATACTCAATCGTATTGAGGAGGGTACTCTTGCCGTTACGGGTCGTTTTGCCGTGGAGGATAAACATACATTCCTCATTGCTCATACCGAGCATGGAGTACCCAAGAGCGCGTTGCAGGAAGTCAGCTTTATCCTTATCACCCTGTGTAACTTCATCAATGAACTGTTCCCACCGCGTACACTTCACATCACGGCGTACCGTGTGCCGGAAACGGGTCTGCATGGTGAGAAAATCGTCCCACCGTGGTTCTCTGAAAGAATAGTCCTCCAAGGAATATGTCCCGTTGAGACAGTTGATGAGGTAGGGGTTGGAGTCGAAATCCGTAGCAGAAATGCGGAGTTCGCCTGTTGCGTCCTTGAGGATTCTATCTCTCATACGCCTATCACCCATCTTGTTCACGAATGAGGTGTACGCCTTTCGGGTATCATCGTCTGTGATTTCGCCACAGTAGAGAATCATCAAGCGCACAAAGTCCTTGATTTTCTCCGAGACAAGGATTGCACCCTCGTCACGCCGCCACGCACCCTCAAAATAGGTGTACCAACTCTTATGCTCTGTGCAGTACCGCGCTTCGCGGTTGTAGAGCATACCGAACAGGTTTGCCATACCCATTTCCGACCACTCAAAGCCGGAGGAAGTCTCATCAGCGCGTTCGGGGTGGTAGGACTTAATGATATACATTTTATCGGACAGGTCTTCGTCCATAATGCACCTGCCGTTACTCAGCTCAAAAAGCTCTCTGTCACCTGCCATTTACCTCACCTCACTTTTTATCTCCGTACTTCGTAGCCTGTGTTCTCAGCGTTGCCAACTTCTTCTTATACCGCTCGAAATAGCAGAACTTGACTGCTTCCTCGATTTTCTTGGAGTCAAACACAAGAGACTGATGGTCTTCGGAGAGCATAGCTTCCTGTAAGAGATTGTCCAAGAACAAGTTGTAGCGGAACACATCGTTCTTGACGGAGTTATAGGAACTGACGGACAATGTGACCGTGTTGATTTCGTTACTTGCCATTTCTGATTACCTCCACATGGGGCAATGCCCTCAAGATTTCACAAAACTCGCGCCACTCGTCCAGTTTATGACCCTCACGGTAGTCGAGCATATTCATCACATTCTCGTAGGTCATAGTAACCGTGCGCCGCTGATTGTAACTGGACGGGAGAAGCTGAATCATCTGCCACCAACAGTCCTTATCGTGGGTGACAAGAAAATGCTTTCGCTCCAAGTTCATCACATCGAGAACACCCTGTAACGCGGCGATAGACAGTCCGACAAGATGTTCCGTGCTGAAATCAGAGAGTTCAAACTCCTTTGCGGCGATTTTGTGCATGGTGGAACAGGAATTAGCGGTCGTACCTACCTTGTAGGTGTCAAACTCTTTCCACCAGTACAGCGGAGCAGTGATGTCCATAGCGACAAAAATCTGCCGCAGATACTTTCTGTGCGGGTGTCCCGCCGCAAACAGCTTTCGCATAAGAGTAAGGTCATTCTCACCGATTTCATAGCAGTAATACGGTGTGCAGTCATGCTCTTTCGGGTAGCAGATACCCTCGCGCTCGATACGACCGCATTTGCC